ACGTGATTGCTGCAACGATGGGTGACACAAATATATACTATGTGTGTGCACGTGAAATTAGCATGTTTGACCGCAAGCTTGTTAATATAGTCGGTGCAACACTCACGTGTAATTTGCGTCATGATTGGTCTCTTGCTAGAGAACTGAACTATTACGATGTGTTGAACAGCGTTGGTTCAAAAGTAAATGACAACAATTACACATACAATTTAAACAAAGACTCTCAAAAAATATCTCAGTTCCATCATTATCACGTCAAGCTGAACCACCTATTCAAAGGTGAAAACGTTGTCTTACATGGTAATGAGGCGCTATTCGCTGAGTTTGTGGATTCGATTAATAACATCGAAAGCACTCACACTACTTTTTGGGTGTATTACCGGGCCCTCGACACATGGACGCGCAATGTGTTTGTGGGCATGATCAAACACTACGGTTCACATGGACGGAATTTTTCATGGCTTAAAGATGAAGGCATGTGGGCTAAACAGATGCAAGGCTATGCAGGTTTAGAGATCACTAAGCTATTTGAGCTGAATGTCTTAGTCAATAGGCTTGACACTGCAGTTGACTGGAGTCTCGAAAAGGATCACAGAATCAAACCGGTGCTTGCACAAGTCGAACCTACTGAAGTTTATAGACACTGTGTTCAGTTATTTGGAGACGCAAAAGTTGAGGGCAAGCATGCTTGTAAGTACACTTACCAAGATTACTGGGAACAACGTGCGATCATAATGCCAGGAGGATCGGTGCATTCAGAAATCTTAGAAGATGTGCAGTTAGCAAAAACACTCGACTACAGGCTGAAAACGAAAAAAGGACTTTTCTCAGCAATGAAGGATGTGACTCACGAACATTGGTTATCTAGGCCTGCCGAAATACACAGCTACACGTCAACAAAGTATGAATGGGGAAAAACAAGAGCACTGTACGGTTGCGATATTACATCACATCTGCATTCTGACTTCGCGCTAAACAAGTGTGAAGAGACTTTTCCTGCATATATACCTACAGGCTCCAAAGCTAACGCAGAGTATGTTGACGGCATTGCTGATAATCTTAAACATCTAATACCATTCTGCTATGATTATGATGACTTTAATTCTCAGCATTCTTTTGAAAACATGCAGGCGGTGCTCAGAGCGTGGCGACATGTATACGCAGGTGATTTAAGTAACGAGCAGAATGCATCACTTGATTGGACGATAACGTCAATTATGTCACAGTACGTGCATAACTCGGCTACAAATGATGTCTATAAAACGGCAGGTACACTCTTCTCAGGATGGCGTTTAACTACGTTTGTTAATACGGCGCTGAACTATGCTTACTTGGCAGCAGCCGGCATCAAAACAAAAATGGCATACTCTCTACATAACGGAGATGATGTCTTAGGTGCTGCACGAAACATCGGTGATATACTTGACGTCCTTAAAGCATCGAACAAACTCAGTATACGAGCACAATCGACAAAAATGAACATTGGCACAATAGCTGAGTTTCTACGTATGGACTTCAGAGCAAAATCTAGGACTGGTAAACAGTACTTAACACGTGGTTGTGCGACGTTTGTACATTCAAGAATAGAGAGTGGTTCACCGCAATCAAAACGCGCAGTGTACAGTTCGACAGCAATGCGTGAAAGTGAAATCCTTGCCCGCGGTGCTGATAAAGAATTCGTGGCTAGCCTTGTTAAGCTGCAAACAAAATATATTGAAAAAATATTTGGAGGTGAAGATCTGTACTCGGATTACATTAAGACTGACCTCGTTGCCGGCGGGATGTATGATTCTGGGTTAGTCGGTAACTATGAACTTAAAGATGAATTTGTACCTGGTGAAGTTGATATAAACTTTGATGTAATATACCCAGGTATTAAAGACTTCGTCACATTAATGGCAAGGCGAGTACCTTCCTTACGAGGACACGTTTCGGTTGAGCGTGCAAAAAAATCAATCCAACAAACTTATAATGTTCAAAGATCAATTTTAACGAAAGTTAAGTCTAGTAAGCAAAGACTTTCATTAGAATTGTCCTTGAAACATGTCTGGCGCAATGTGATACACATTGGCAAATTCGCAAAAGCGCGAATGACTGTGCCAGACTTATTCGTAGCACTGTCTGTAGCTAGCAAATCACATGCACGTGCTCTCGAAGACGCTGATGATCCATACCACATGATTTCTATCATGTTGTAATCGATCACACTAC